CTGGTGTCCCTGGGCGTGACCGGCGGAGGCGCCGTGCTGCTCTCGGTGATGACGGCCCGGGCGATCGCTCTCGCCGTGGCGGGCGGCGGGTCGGTAACCATCACATACCAGGTGTCGGGCGAGGAGCACTTCGGGACCCTCGCCGTCTCCGGAGGAGGCGCGGTCGCGACCGCCGCCGGCAAGCAGGCGTTCGTAATCCTGCCGCTCAGTGGCGGCGGGTTGGTCGCCCTCGCGGCGGAAGGCCAGCGCTCGGGCGCCCTAGGCGTCCAGGGCGGCGGCCAGGTAGCCCTTTCCGGCCTCGGCGGCCGGCTCGCGGCGCTCGGCGTGTCGGGCGGGGGCTCGGCCTCGCTATCGGCCTCATCCGCCCGCCTGGTCGCGCTTCTGGCGTCCGGGGGCGGATCGCTGTCGGTCGTCGCGGCCACGGCGCGGGAAGGCGCGCTCATGATCCAGGGCGGAGGCAGCGTCATCATCGAGTACGACCTGGCGGAGCGGCACAGCGGGGTCCTCCTGGTCAGCGGGGGAGGCGCGGTGGACATCCTGGCGACCAGCGCGCGGCTCGCGGGCCTCCAGGTCCAGGGCGGCGGCGGGGTCGCCCTGGCGCGCTTGACGGACCGGTTCGTCGTCCTCGCTGTGTCGGGCGGCGGCCGGGTCTTCATCGTGACCCAGGGGGGCCTCGTACCGGCGCCGCCCATCGGGACGATCGCGTTCCACAGGTGGGAGATCTTCGACGCGACGCCGCAGCAGATAGCCGACGAGCACCTCGCGGTGGCCGGGGCATACCCGGCCGACGTGTCCCTGGCCCTGACCACCCGCGGCCTCGGCGGGGGCAAGGCCCGCGACCTCAGCGGGGTCAGGCTCACGAGGAAGCTTCTGCTGGCCTCGGCCCTCATTATCGAGCAGCACGGGCTTCCTAGGGCCTGGTGGCAGGTCGGCTGATGCCGTTCATCCAGCCGTTCCAGGGTAAGGCCCTGGAGGCCTATACCGGTCCGGTCCAGCGGCTCAACCTTTGGGACGGGTCTGTTCGGTCGGGCAAGACCCTCAACTCCCTCATGCGCTGGGCCAGGTGGGTGCGCGAGGACGCGCCCCCGGGCGGCCTCATGATCGTCTCCAAGACCGAGCGCACGGCCAAGCAGAACATCGTCGACCCGCTGCGCCAGATCTTCGGCGACCGCCTGGCCAAGTACAGCGCGGGCAACCACGAGCTCATCCTGTTCGGCCGCCGGCACATGATCGTCGGCGCGGCCGACGCGCGCTCCGAGGGGAAGATCCGCGGCATCACCCTGGCCGGCATGTACGACGACGAGATGACCCTCAACCCGGAGAGCTTCTTCACGATGGCCCTGTCCCGGCTGTCGCTCCCCGGCGCGGCCCTGTTCGGGACGACCAACCCGGACTCGCCGGTCCACTGGCTGAAGCGCCGGTACCTGGACCGCGCGGCCGACCTTGACCTGCGGCGGTGGCACTTCATCCTGGAGGACAACCCGTACCTCGACCCTGACTACGTCCGGCAGCTGAAGGCTGAGTACCAGGGCCTGTGGCACAAGCGCTACATCCTTGGCGAGTGGGCCGTGGCCGAGGGCGCGATCTACGACGGGCTCGACGAGGAGGTCCACCAGGTGGAAGAGCTCCCGGACACCAACTGGACCTACGCCGGCGTCCGGCACGGCATCTCCACGCCGACCGTGTTCGTCGCGCTGTCCGGGACTGACAACGGTCTCATCGCCCATCACGAGTACCGCCACGACTCTCGAGAGACCGGCCGGCAGAAGACGATGACCGAGTACTCGGCCGAGTTCTCCGCCTGGCGAGAGACGCTCCCGCAGCCGGCCGACAAGGTCTACGTGGACCCCTCCGCCTCGGCCCTGATACTCCAGTTGTGGCGCGACGGCGTTCGCGGCGTCCACCCGGCCGAGGATAACGCGGTGACTGCGGGGATCATGGAGACCGCGGCGCTGCTCGGGGCCGAGCGGCTGAGGATCCACCGGCCGTCGGTTGACGCCGGCTGGCAGGAGCTCGCTAGCTACGCCTGGGACCCGAAGGCCTCCGAGCGCGGCGAGGACCTGCCGCTCCGGCAGCTGGACCACTTCCCAGACGCGCTTCGCTTCGTAACGCACGGGGCGCGCAATCGCTGGCGACACCTGCTGGATGCCGTCCCCGTGGCCGCGTGAGCGCCATAATGGCCGCAATGAGGAGCACCCATGCCGCACCTTCCCTTTGACCCCCAGGCCAAGTGGCCTCCGCTCGCTCTCGCCAAGCAGACCCGGAAGTGGGACGAGTGGTCGGCCTGGTACTCCGGCGACCCCGAGCGCCTCAAGGACGCCTACGCCGGCGCGCCGGTCTCCGGGGCGCGGCCGTGGTACCGGTTCTGGCACCGGATCGGCAACGAGCCGCAGGCCCAGAAGGCGCAGCTTCACGTCCCCGTAGCGGGTGACCTAGCCGCTGTCTCCGGGTCGCTGCTCTTCGGCGAGGCCCCGGCCATCAGGGTCAAGGAGGCTCACTCCGCGGGGCGAGGCGCACCGGCCGCCAAGCGCGCCGAGGCCAGGCTCCAGGAGATAGTCGAGGAGAGCGGCACGTACAGCCGGCTCATCGAGGCCGCCGAGACGGCCGCCGCGATGGGCGGCGTGTACCTCGTCCCCGTCTGGGACAAGGAGCTCGCCGACTTCCCGATCCCGGCCGTGGTCCAGGCGGACCAGGCCGTCCCCGAGTTCAAACATGGGATCCTCCGGTCGGTCATCCTCTGGCGCGTGGTCGAGGAGAACGGCAACGTCATCACCCGCCACCTGGAGCTCCACATGCCCGCCATGGCCGGGGGCGAGACCGCGACCATCGTGAATGCCCTGTACAGGGGCAACAAGACCGACATCGGCGAGCGCCTGTCCGACGAGACCGTGCAGCTGACGCTCGGGGTCGAGCCAGTCGTCAGGCTCCCGTTCCCCGGGCTCGACGTCGAGTACGTCCCGAACATGCGGCCGAACCGCCTATGGCGGAACAGCGGCTTGGGCCTCTCCGACTTCTCAGGGGCCGAGGGCATGTTCGACTCCCTGGACGAGACCTACGCATCCTGGATGCGGGACATCCGCCTGGCCAAGGCGCGCATCATCGTGCCTCGCGACTTCATCGACGAGCAGGGCGCGGTCGACATAGACCACGAAGTGTACCAGCCGATGGACATGGAGCCCGGCGCGGCCGAGCTCGGCGCTAGGTCCATGCTGGCCCAGCAGTTCGCGATCCGGTACCTCGAGCACCGCGAGACGTCGATCGAGCTCGTCGAGCGGATCGTGTCCAACGCCGGCTACTCGCCGCAGACCTTCGGCATCCGAATCGAGGGCCGTGCCGAGTCCGGCTCTGCCCTCCGGGTCCGCGAGCGCAAGACGATCCTGACCCTCAAGCGGAAGGCGTCCTGGTGGGTGCCTGCCATCGCCAGCCTGTTCGGGCACATCCTCGAGCTCGACCGGGCCGTGTTCTCCGGGCCGGGCCTCGGGGCCAACACGATCGAGGTCGAGACTAACGACGGCATCCCGGTGGACATGGCCGACCTGGCCCAGACGGCGGCCGCGCTCCGCGGCGCCAGGGCCGCGTCGACCGAGACGCTAGTCCGCCTGGTCAACCCGCACTGGGACATCGAGAAGGTCGCGGCCGAGGTCGCCCGGATCGAGAAGGAGGAGGAGGCCGCCGCTAAGGCAGCCGCCCCGCCTCCCGGTACCCAGGCCGGCGGGGCCGAGAACGAGCCCGCGTCCGACGAGGGCATGACCATCGCGACCGACCAGAGCACGGGTGAGACCCGCGTCAGGCGGTCGCGCTCGGCGAACAGCTGAGGAAACTAGACTCGGCGGCAATCCAGCCGCCGCGCTAGACTAAGTATCGGAGGTCAGACAATGACTGACAAGGCCAACCCGGCGGCGGCCAGCGGAGACGCGGGCGAGACCGGGGACGCGGCGACCGGCGCCGCACCAGAAGCCGGGACTGCGGGGACTGAAGCCGCGGGGACCAGTACTTCAGGGTCCAAGCCGATCACACTGACCCAGGACGAGTTCGACGCGATCGTCGAGCGGCGCCTGGCCAAGGAGCGGCGGGACAACGCCAGCACGGCCGAGAAGGCCGCCAAGTGGGACCAGCACGTGGCCGAGTCCGCCTCAGAGGCGGAGAAGGCCGAGGCCAAGGCCAAGGAGCGAGAGGCAGCGATTGCCGACCGCGAGGCCAGGGCCAGCGAGCTCCTCAAGAGGGCGGCAGTGCTCGGGGCAGTGAAGGCGGCGTCGATCGAGACCGAGTTCGAGGACCTGGTGGTGGACGCGCTCATGGGCGCGGACGGCGTCGAGGTCACGGACGAGGGCGAGGTCGCGGGAGTCAAGGAGGCCCTCAAGGACCTCCTGGCGAAGCGGCCGAAGCTCAAGGCGGCGGCACCGACCCCATCCGCACAGGGCGGGGAGTTCGGAGGCCAGCCGACCAAGACGGTCGACGAGAAGATCGCGGAACTCATCGCCAAGGGCGACCCCGCCTCGATGCGGGAATCCCGGGCGCTGAAGCTCCAGAAGTACCAAACCCGCGCCGGAGTCGGCCCTCCAGCCTGAAGAGGCGAAACGGCCAGCTTGGGCGCCTAGATAGACAAGGAGTCTAAGACAATGGCCGGAATCGTTGGCCAGGGGACGACCTTCAATCTCCCCAACTTTGTCGGCGACCTGTTCTCCATCACCCCGACCGACACGCCACTCTTGACGGCGATCGGCGGGCTGACGGGTGGGCTGGACGCCGGCGCAAAGCGTTTCGAGTGGTCGTTCTACGACCTTCGTGACGCGTCCGACCGGGCGCGGCTCGAGGGCGCCGACGCACCCGACGCCGAAGAGCGCGTTCGCGCGTTCGACCACAACGTCGTCCAGATCGTGCACGAGGCCGTGGAGGTCTCCTACACGAAGCAGGCGGCTGTCAACCAGCTGGACGCCCAGGTCCTGACCGCCGGCACGAGCAACGTGCAGGACGAGATGGCCTGGCAGACGGACGTCGCGCTCAAGCAGATCGCGCGCGACCTCGAGTTCGCGTTCATCCAGGGCGCGTTCGCCGAGCCGGCGGACAACACCGCCCCGCGCAAGACGCGCGGGATCATGCAGGCCATCGTCACCAACGTGGTTGACCTGGCCGGCGCGGAGATGACCCGCACCGACGTCGAGGACCTGATGCAGCTGGTCTGGGACAACGGCGGGATTCTCGAGGGCGAGACCCGGACGATCGTCGTCAACTCGTCCCTGAAGCGGCAGCTGACCAAGGCGTACATCGACGACGTGGGTTACACGGAGCAGATGCGGAACCTCGGAGGGGTCAACGTCCAGACGATCGAGACCGACTTCGGGATCCTCAACATCATGCTCGACCGGTTCATGCCGGCCGACGAGCTCCTGGTGGCCTCGCTCGAAGAGCTCGCCCCCGTGTTCCTGCTGGTCCCCGGCAAGGGCTTCCTCTTCCTTGAGGAGCTCGGCAAGACTGGTTCCGCTGACGCGGCCCAGATCTATGGCGAGGTCGGCCTGAAGTACGGGAACGAGCGCCATCACGGGAAGATCATCAACGCCGGCAGCGCCTTCGCGCCCGCCAGCTAAGCCCGCGAGGGAGGAAGGGAGGGCCTAACTAATGGCCAAGACTAAGTTCCTCGCGCGGGACCTCGTCCTCGAGGTCCTGACCGGTGAGGGTCCGGATGTCTGGACCCCGATCGGCGGGCTGAACACGCTGACGCACTCGCCATCGACGGAGCGGGCCGACACGACCGGCTTCGACGAGAACGGGCGGCCGACGCACCTTGTGGCGCAGCGGGGTGACGCCTGGGCGCTGGCAGGGTTCGCCATGCTCGACGTGGTCACCGGCGAGAAAGACGCCGGCCAGGACTACATCGAGGCCTCGACCAGGGAGATGGGCTCCGCTGCCGAGGAGACGTATCGGATGACCGACCCCGGTGGGAACCGGATCCGCTACGTGGCGACGGCCGAGGTGACCAGTCCTGGTGGAGGGCATAACGATGCCGCCACCTGGGCCGCGAACCTCGAGATTACCGGGGATGTGATCTACGATCCGGCTCCGGCGAGCTAAGCCTGGCGGGTAGACCCCGCGACGTAGAATAGACACCGGCGAGGGACGCAACCTCGCCGGTGTCTCTATTCTGGAGGACCATTGAAGACTCGCCGGGTGCTTATCATCAACGGCGGCGCCGACACGGGCGGCGGCGGGACGAAGATCAAGGTCGCCTTCGACAAGTTCGCCCCTGGCTGGGAGGTCCGCGCCGTGCGCCGGGCCGACAACTATATCCGGTACCCGTCCGACATCACCTGGCGCGCCAGTGACCAGCTTCCGGCCGAGGTTTCCGACCTGTTCCGTCAGGCCGACCTGGTTCACCTGACCCACAATGAGAAGCTCAGCCGGTTCTTCGCCGGCTACGACGCGAAGCCGAAGGTCCTGCACTTCCGGGGCCGGGGCAACGAGGCCAGGATCGACGCGGCCGAGGCCCGGGGCATCAAGGTCCTGGTCTCCACGCCGAACCTCCTCCGCGGCAAGGCCGAGTGGGTCCCGAACATCGGGGACGCCGCGGCCCTGGCCGCCCTGCGCAAGGCCGAGCACCAGTCCGGCCGGCTGCCGCGCCTGGTCCACGCGCCGACCATCCGGCGGCTCAAGGGCACCGATGTACTCATGGAGGCCCTGCGGCCGCTGGCAGACCGCCTGGACGTCGACCTGATCGAGGGCCTGCCACTGGCCGAGTGCCTCCGGCGCAAGGCCCAGGGCGACCTGCTGTTCGACCAGTTCGGGCTGGGCGGTGCCTACGGGTCGAACGCGATCGAGGCCTGGGGCCTCGGCATGCCGGTCGTCAACCAGGAGCCGACGGCCGGGATGGCCGAGCACTACCGGGTGCTCGTCGGGTACTTGCCCTTCGTGCCGGCCACGCCCGAGACCGTGGCCGGCGTCGTCGCGGGCCTGCTCGACGACCCGGCCGCGATGGCCGAGGCAACCGAGCGAGGGGCCCAGTGCTTCGCCGACATCCACGAGGAGAGCAAGGTCGTCGAGCGCCTTGTCCGGGTATACGAGGAGGTCCTCGGGTGACGGTCACCATCGCGATCCCCTACTCGGCCGACGCGGCGCCCTTCATCGACAAGTGCATCCGGAGTGCCTTGGGCCAGACCCACAAGGATGTCCGGGTAGTCGTGGTCGGGGACGGCGAGGTGCCGCCAATCTCCTTCGAGGACCCGCGCCTCGTAGTCCACACGCTCGCCAGGAACCACGGCGGCGCGCCGTTCGCCCAGCAGGTCGCGCTGCTCGCCACGCCGGACAAGTGGTACGCGCCGCTCGGGGCCGATGACTGGCTGGAGCCGGACCACGTCGAGCGGCTCCTCGCCGAGGGCAAGACCGCAGTCGCGACGGGCCTGGTCTTCTGGTCCACACTCCGGTCACCGACCGGGGACCAGAGGGGCGAGGGGCTGAAGAAGGTCTGGTACGAGACCGGCCTGTTCAGGGCCGACCGACTGCTCGCCTTCGGCGGCTACGACGTCTCCGAGCAGAACGGCCAGGACAACTGCGTCCTCTGGCTGCTCGAGGCGTATGGCGGCCTCGCGGTCAGGGGATTCCCGCCGACCTACCACCGCCTGAAGCGCTACTATGGGTCGGTCTCGGTCGACTCGCACGGGACACCGGAGCGAAGGGCGTCCGACGCGCGGACCAACACCATCGTCGCGGCCGCAAGGGCCGGCCGACCATCCGGCAAGACCAGGGCGCTGAGGGCGCCGAAGGGCGCGCTCGCAGAGGAGCTCGCGGCCGAGGTCGAGGCACTGCGGTCGAAGATCGGGAGGATGGCGGAGATGAAGAAGGGCGGCCTGGACGCACTGATACTCTCGCCCACGTGGGACCCGGCCGGCATCGGCGCCAGGTACGCGGCGGCCCCGTCGCGCGGCGGCCTGCGGGTCAGGGCGGCGCACAGCGTCCAGACCTACCTCGACTACCCGCACGACATCCTCTGGGACAAGTCGACCGACACGGAGATCCGGCAGCTGGCCGCGAGGGCGGACGTCGTCCACATCAATATGAAGCCGGGAGTGTACACAAACTTGGGGCTCGACCGGCTCGCCAAGCCCGCCGTCCTCGAGCACCACGGATCGGCCTTCCGCAGCGCCCCCGCGCTTCTCCGGGCGCAGGCCCAGCGGCTGGGGATGATCCAGGCCGTGTCCACCGTCGACCTGCTGCGCTTCGGGGACGACCTGGCCTGGCTGCCGGCGCCCTTCGACATCGACGCGCTGGCCGCCATCCGGGAAGACCACGCGCGCAAGCCGAATGGGCGGGTCCGTGTCATCCAGACACCGACCAGCCGGGTCGTCAAGAGCACCGACAAGCTCGAGGCCGCGGCGGCAGCCCTCCGGCGCGAGGGTCTGCCGATTGACCTCGTCATAGGCGAGCGCCTGACCTGGCGCGACGCCCTCGCGCTGAAGGCCACGGCGGACATCTTCTTCGACCAGACTCGGCTCGGCTACGGGTGCTCGGCCATCGAGGCCTGGGGCATGGGCCTGCCGGTCGTGGCCGGCGGCGACGAGTGGACCGAGACCCGGATGCGTGAGGAGTTCGGGTCCGACGACCTGCCGTTCTACAAGGCCGAGGACACGGTCGAGGGGATCAAGGCCGCGCTCCGCGACCTGGTCGGTTCGGCGGACCTGCGCGGGGAGTACGGCGCCCGAGGCCAGGCCCATGCCAGGAAGTTCCATGGCTTGGCCCCCGCGCTGGATCGGCTGGCAGCGCTCTATACCATTGCCATGGACCCGAGCAGGCGACCCGAGCTACCTGCGCAGCGCCCTGGCCGATTCCGGAACACGAAGTACCCGGCCTTGCGCCTGAACATTGCCGGCGACTCGTTCAGGTTCGTCGGTGGGAGGCTGGTCGTGGCGGACGGCGACCGGGCCGACCTGGTCCGGATGCACGCTACCTCGAGGCCCGAGTCCGGGATCACCGAGGAGGCCCTGTGAGCCTGCTGCCCGAGGATGTCTACCTGGCCGTCTGGGGCTCCGAGCCCGACGCCTTCACTAACTACGACCTGGACCGCGACAAGGACGAGTCCCAGGAGGACCCGCCCAGGCGGGCGCGCGAGTACTGGGTCGTCACCCGCAACGGCCAGCCGTCCAACCAGTTCTATCCGTCGATCGGCTTCGCCGTGTCGGCAGCCCGCGGCCTGGCGCGCTCGTACCCGAACGCGAGGATAGAGGTCTTGGAGGTCCAGCCCGTCGAAGACTCGCGCGTTACCATCCAAGGAGAGGTGACCACATGACCATGTTCCGAAACACCAAGTACCCGGCGCTCCGCCTCGGCGGGCCTGACAGGTTCGTCGGTGGCCGCCTGGTCGCGGCCGATGAGGCCCAGGCCACCAGGATCCGGGCCTACGCCTTGGTGCACCCGCAGTCCGGGATCACCGAGGTGATCGCCGCCCCTGTCGCTCCTGTTCCGCAGTCGCGATCACAGGAACGTCGCTTCGCCGCGCAGAAGCCTCGCAAGCCGCAGGTCCGCAAGCCTAAGCCAGAGGCGAAGCAGGAATGACCACCGCCTACACCGACGCCGAGTCCCTGGAGGCGTACGTCGGCACGACCTACACGCTGCCGGTGGCGGCCGAGGTCACACGCCTCATCGAGCGTGCCAGCCAGCTGATTGACTTCGTGACGCGCGGCCGCGCCCAGGCTGGCTACGACGGGGACCTGAGTATCGGGCCGACGAACACGCTGCCGCTCGGCGCCCTGACCCAAGAGGACTACCAGACCGCGCTCGAGCGCGCCGCTAACGCTCAGGTCGAGTTCTATCTCGAGGTCGGCGAGGAGCACGAGATTGTCGGTCTCACCGGGTCGGCCAGGACTGGCCGCGTTAGCTTCGACAAACTGCCAAGCCGGCTCGGGCCGCGTGCCAAGGACGCGCTCATCGAGGCTGGCCTTATCTCTGCGCGCGTTTGGATCCGGTAATGCGGATCCCGCGGAACTTCTTGCGAGACACCATCACCGTCGAGGCCTCTCAGGGTTCGGGGGCGCGAGGGCCAACCTACGCGTCGGCCGCGGTAATCAAGGCCTCGGTCCAGCCGTCGAACCGGCTGGCCGTGATGCCGGATGGCCGCCAGATCGTCGCGGACCTCCAAGTCCTGATCCGGCCCGAGGAGACCGTGCCCGTCGAGTCCAGGGTGACCTGGCTGACCAAGGGTTACCGGGTCCTGATGGCCTCGCCCATGCCGGACGAGTTCCGGCCTACGCACATCGAGCTTCTGCTGGGGGCATTCGCGCCATGACCGGCCTGAAGATCACGAAGGTGGTCTGGGACGACGCCGCCCTCCGGCGGCGCATGGACAAGGCCGCGGCCGATGCTGCCGAGGCTGGCGCCGAGCACCTCCTCGAGGAGGCGAACAAGACCGTGCCCCGCGACAAGAGCGACCTGGCGGAGAGCGGCTTTGTCTCCATTGACAGGGAGGGGATGGCCGTCGTCGGGTACACGTCTGACTACGCCGTGGTCCAGCACGAGGGCAACTTCCGGCATCAGGGCTCTGGCCGCAAGAAGTGGCTCGAGCTCGCCAGCCGTGAGGCCGCCGGCGCGGTAGCCGGTGCCATGGCCGAGCCGGTCAAGAGGGCGCTCAAGTGAGCCTGGTCACGGGCCTGGCCCAGGCGATCGGCGACGAGGACGACGGGGTCGAGGGCCTCACCTGGTCCCTGGCCGACGGGGGCAACGTCTTCGAGGAGGCGTCGCCCGATAGCCCGGACGTGTGCGTCTCGCTGTACGCGACGGGCGGCCCCGAGGCCGACTCGCTGCTGCCGTTCGACGCTCCCACCGTCCAGATCATCGTACGGGGCGACACGGACCCCACTACGGCCTCGGACCTGTGGGACAAGGTCTACAGCTTCCTGCACGGCAAGAGGTACACCACGCTGCCCGACGGGACCTTCCTGGTCTACGCCCTCGCGGTCCAGAGCTCGCCAATCGCAATGGGGCCGGATACGAGCGGCCGCTACCGCTTCAGCATGAACCTGCGGACCGAGATCCGCCTCGCGTCAACCCACCGCCCAATAGAGTCAGAGTCCTGAGGAGGGTCTCAATGGCACCAACCCAACCATCCAAGGTCATCGACTTCGACCTGTACCGCAAGGAGCGGGCCGCGAAGGAGAACGAGGGACCACCGCCCGAGCCTGTGGTCTTCCGGATCGGCGGCAAGGACTACCCGCTCCCGACCGATCCGCCAGCCACCATCGTCCTGGACGTCATCCGCCTGAAGGAGACCAAGGGCACCGACGCAACAGCGCCGATCGAGGCGCTCGCGTCACTGGGCGCCGCCATGTTCGGCGAGGAGAACTTCCGGGAGATCCTGACCGTCAACAAGATCGGGGCCGCCGAGATGGGCGACCTCATCATCCAGGCCTTCGGCGCCTGGCCCGACTCCACCGAGGAGAAGCCAAGCCCAAACCGGGCGACCCGGAGGCGCAAGCCAACTTCGAGCTGATCGAGGACTGGGCGTTCGTCGAGGCGGACTTCCAGCGGGAGTACGACCTCGACCTCACGCGCGACCTCCGGGGAATGACATGGCGAAGGTTCTCGACGCTGCTCCGTGGCCTCGGGCCCAATAGCGCCTCGGCTGCGCGTGCCTATGACCGTGGCAAGCATTCCGGAGGCGGAGCCTTTGACACTGCCAGTGTCGAGCCAATCGCCACGCCAGAGGCGGCGACTGCCGCATTCGTCTCCCTATTCGGCCCTGGCAAGAAACGAAAGTCTAAGGCCTCGAAGCCCCGGCGGGAGTAGTCCCATAGGATAACGGTATGACATCAGGGGTCCAGATCGGGAAGCTCTTCGCATCACTGCACCTCGACAAGTCGCACTTCGAGCAAGGTGTCCATGGGGCCGGCAGCAAGTTCGGCTCCTTCGTGGACATCATCAAGAAGGGCGCTCTGATCGGGGCCGCGGCCATCGCGGGCATCGGCCTCGCGTCGGTCAAGCTCGCCGCGGACTTCGATGCCGCCATGACCGAGTCCCTGGCGATCATGACGAACGTCACCGAGGATATGCGCGGCCGCCTCGAGCAGGCCGCCCGGGACGTCGCCAAGACCACGACCTTCTCGGCCAAGCAGGCAGCCGAGGCGTACTTCTTCCTGGCATCCGCGGGACTCGACGCGGCGGCCTCCATCGAGGCGATGCCCGTGGTCGCGAAGTTCGCCCAGGCCGGCATGTTCGACATGGCCAGGGCGACCGACCTCCTGACCGACGCGCAGTCTGCCCTGGGCCTCACGATCCTGGACGACGCGGTCGCGAATATGGAGAACATGATCAAGGTGTCGGACGTCCTGGTGAAGGCCAACGTCCTGTCGAACGCGACCGTCGAGCAGTTCTCCGCGGCCCTGACCAACAAGGCCGGCCCTGCCATCAAGGCCCTGAACAAGGACATCGAGGAGGGCGTCGCGGTCCTGGCGGCGTTCGCCACCCAGGGCATCAAGGGCGAGGAGGCCGGCACAGCCCTCGGCATCGTCCTCCGCGACCTTCAGAGCGCGAACATCAACAACAGGGACGCCTGGGCGAAGCACGGCGTCGCCATCTTCGACGCGACCGGCGACATGCGGAACATGGCCGACATCGTCGGCGACCTGGAGATTCTCCTGGGCGGAATGTCCGACGAGCAGAAGAAGGTCACGCTGGCCGAGCTCGGGTTCGCCGACCGGAGCATGGGCTTCATCGTCGCCCTGCTCGGCCAGTCCGACGCCATTCGCACCTACGAGAAGGAGCTCCGGAGCGCCGGCGGCTATACCGAGGACGTGGCCGCCAAGCAGCTCGAGTCCTTCACGGCCCGGATGACGATTATGATGCACAAGATCCAGGACGTCGGGATCGCCATCGGTCAGATCCTGCTCCCGATCCTGGAGCCCATGGTCGACGCCATCGGCGAGTGGTTCGACGCCAACGGCGAGCTCGTCCAGTCCCTGGCCGTCGGGGTCGTCGGGGCCATCGGCACCGTTGCCGAGTTCGTCGGCAACATCCTCACGCCGGCCTTCGAGGTCCTGGGCGACATCCTCCACACCCTGTTCGGCGACGAGATTCAGAGCGCCAAGGGCGGCGTCCAGGAGTTCGCGGAAGACTCCGGCGGGTCCATCGGCACGCTCGGCCAGGTGTTCGCTTGGCTGACCTGGACGGTCTTCCCGGCCCTGGTCGCCGCGATCGACTGGCTGGTGGTCAACGTCCTCCCGGCAGTGCTGGCCGCGGTGGACCTCGTGATCGCGATCGCCGGGGACCTTGGCGAGAAGTTCGAGTGGCTGTCCAAGAACGTCTTCCCGCCGATCGTCGAGGTCCTGACCAGCATCGCGGAGACGGTTCTGCCGATCGTCACGTCGGCGCTCAAGGAGGCCGCCAAGCACTGGGACCTCATCTTCCCGCTGCTCGTCGCCATGATCCTCGGCATCGTCATCCCGGCCTTCGTGGCCTGGGCGCTCGCCGCGGCCACCGCCGCCATCGCGACCATCATCGCGCTCGCGCCGATCATCATCCCGATCGTCGCCATCGGCCTTGCGATCGCGGCGCTCATCCTGATCTGGCAGCACTTCGGGGGTGAGGTCACGAACATCATCAGCATGATCGCGGCCATCGTCGGTGTGGCCTTCGGCGCCATCGGCAACGTCGTGTCCGGGATCTGGAACGGGATCGTGGGGACCATCAAGGGCGCCATCAACACGGTCATCTCGATGATCAACAGCTTCATCCGGTTCGTGAACAGCATCCAGATCCACATCCCGGCCGTCCAGGTCGGCCCGATCAGTACGCCGCGGTTCGACTGGTGGGGCCTCCGGCTCGGCCAGATCCCGTACCTGGCCAAGGGCGTCCAGGGATTCGGCGGAGGCCTGGCCATGGTCGGCGAGCGCGGCCCCGAGCTCGTCCAGCTCCCGCGCGGTAGCAATGTCTTCCCGAACGGGAAGGGGCCGGGCGGGGTCACGGTCATGGGGCCGCTGGTCCACATCGAGAACTTCCGCGGCACCGAGGCCGAGGTCAGTGACCTCAGCCGCCGCCTGGCGCGCGAGGTCCGGCTCCGGACCGGCCTGAGCCTGGAGACCACTTGATGGCCTGGGTCGTCGAGAACGTCACCCAAGCGCGCGACATAACCTCCGTCGTCCGGCCGGTCGAGAGCTTCCGGCTGGCCAAGCGCCACGGGTCGCAGGTCCTGGACTTTCGGGTGACGGACACCGCGGCCTCCGACGCGGTCGCCCAGGACGACGTGATCCGGGTCACGCACGACGCGGTTGAGGTCTACGAGGGCATCGCCAAGATCGTCAAGCACCGGGACATGGGCCTGGCCGGCATCCAGATCCTGGACGTGTCCTGCTCCGACTACAACATCCTCCTCGACATGGACGTGATCGAGACGGCGGGCAGCCGGTCGGTCGCCGAGTCCGACAAGGACCGAATCACCTGGCTGGTCGACACCTTCGGGACCAAGGGCGTCGTGGCTGGCGCGTTCGTCCAGGAGCTCCTCGCCGACATCCCGGGCGGGGAGGACGGCGTGCCGCGGCAAGACCTCGGGCGCAAGTCGCTCGCGAAGGCCATCCAGCAGGTCGCCCGCCTGACCGGCGGCAAGCTCTATGTGGACCGCGACAAGGAGCTCCACTACTACCTGGACGAGGCCCTGGCCGCGCCCTTCAACCTCAGCGACACGCCGGACGAGTCGGCAACCCGGCAGCTCCGCAAGTTCACGCTGACCACCGACTCCCTCGGCACTGTCCACCGGGTCTTTGTCCAGGGCGCCGAAGGGATCCTGACGACGAGCGAGGTGGCCGTGCTGCCGCCCGAGGCCCAGGTCAAGGAGGCGATCATCGTCGACACCGACCTGACCTCCGAGGCCCAGGCCCAAGCGGTTGGGGACGCCTACCTCGTCGGCCACGGCGCCGACGCCGCGGAGGCCAGCTGCGAGGTCCTCACGCCAGGCCTCGAGCCGGGCCAGACCATCCAGGTCACGCACGCCCTCCACGGCCTGGCGGCCCAGGAGTACGTCATCTCCGAGGTCATCGTTACGCTGACCAGCATCTACAACGTGCGGTACGAGGTCGGGCTCGGCCAGCTGCCGGCCGACATAGGCTCACTGGTTGGCGGGGCAGCGAGCACGGCGGCGGGCGCCGCGGCGGCTGCCTCCGAGGCCGGCGGCCAGCTTGTCGACCTGAGCGTGGGCGGCGCCAACCAGGTCCGCAACTCCAGCTTCGAGAACGCAGACACCTCGGACTGGACCGTCGGTGCGAACTGGACCTTCGGCTACAGCCCTGTCGATCCCGAGTTTGCGTTCGAGCGGGAGAAGGTGGCGCGCGCCACCGCGGTCGCGGCGGTCGTCGGAGACCTCGTGACCGACGCCATCCCGGTCGCGGCCGACGACGACTACTGGATCAGCGCCTGGAGCTGGATGCGCGCCTGGACCTCCGGCGTCGCCACGATCGAGGTCCGCGAGTACGACGCCGGCGACGTCCTCCAGGCGACCACCGTCATCGCAACCATCGGGGCGGCCCAGGCTGACTGGACGCGCTACTCCAAGAAGTTCGGCCCGAACGACCAGCTCGGGCGCACGGCCTGGGACCCGGACACGACCTACGTCCGAGTGGCGGCCTACGCCAGTTCGGGGACCCTGACCTGGGACGTCGACGGCGTCCAGGTCGAGCGGGGCGGCCTGCTCACGGCCTTCGCGCCGCGGCCGGCCGAGCTCGTAGACAACTCGGTCGGGACCACCAAGATCTCCAACGATGCGGTCACCACCGAGAAGATCATCGCCAACGCGGTCGTCGCCGGGAAGATCGCCGCCGGCACGATCACAGCCGAGAAGCTGGCGGCCACCCTGATCCTGGCCTCGCTCATCAAGACGGCCGAGGACGGGAACAGGGTCGAGATAGACCCGGACGGCATCCGCCTGTACGACTCCGCTGGGGCACTCCTGGTCAACATGCCGACCGACGGCTCGGACGTGTACATCAATGCGAACGTCCTGGCCAAGTCCCTGATCGTGTCTGGGGACGCCACCCTCCAGGGGACGGGGAACGAGCTGGCAGCCGCCTCCGTTACCGCCCTCGCTTCATTCCAGACCGACCCCTCGGCGGCGCCCGAGCTGTCCCAGGGCTGGGCCTCGGTCACCCTTCCGGCGAACGCGACCTACGACGTGTCCGCGAGCTCCTACCTCCGCGCCGGGCTGGACTACGACCCGGCTGGCGGGGCCGGCGGCGCGACGAAGGTGTTCTGGACCATCAGCGGCCTGAACCCGGACGGCAACTACCGCGCCCTGGAGTTGCTGGCGTCCGACCGGACCGTGAACCGCCAGATCAACCTGGGCGGGTCCGAGACGACGCTGGACGTCTGCCGGCACAAGACCTGGGTGTACGTCCTGAAATGGCAGTCCTCGGCGGGGTTCTTCGTCGAGCGGTACCTGGCCTCCAACCTGTCGTTCGTGGACCTCATCTTCCTGACCGTCCTCCCCGTCGAGCCCGGGGTCAACCCCAGGATCTGCTCGGACGGGACCAATCTGTACA